CACAAGTTACAGACTCTATTCGCTATACGCAAAACGGCGTATCAAGAACTGCGAAAATTATCAAGCCGGCTTCGATTCGCGGTGACAGCCCTATCATGCACTCAGTTATCGGGAGGCTTGGATAATGGCCAGCAGAGCCGGGAAAGCCTCGCGGGCGAGGTCTTCCTTTTCAAGGAGACAGGCCACCCTAAATCGTCAAATTGTCAAAAGAGCAGAGGAAGAGTATGCAGGTCAGCTAAGACGAGAGATCGGCAGAGCGCTGCAGGCTGCTGCCATTGAAACCATGAATGGCTTGTCCAAGGCCGGCCCCGCCTGGAGCGGCCAGTTTTCCGCTTCATGGCGGTTCGTGCCCGATGGAGCCTCTGGTGGCGAACCCGGCCCGGAGGGCTCAGTTTACAGATACACGAAAAATGATCTAACGATTACGACCGTAGAAAGATACCTGAAGGGCGGCCGAACTGGCCCAAGCACAAAGCTGGCGGAAGTCACTAAGTTTCAAATTGTCAATACGGCACAACACGCAAATCTTGCAATTGAGGGAGAAGTCGGCAATTTTCGTAGAGACATTGCGCAGAGCAAGGGTTGGCCGGAGCCTCTTAAGGATCCCCGCCGCGTCAGCCCGTATGGTCTTGGGCTAGAAAGGGACAATCCGGGGTATCGCTATGAAATAGGCCCAGAATTTAATGGCAGCTTTAACGAAAGCGGGTCGTCCATGACGGCGGAACAGGACTGGTATATCACGTACACAAGAGGCGGCAAACTTGACTTTGACCTCAAAAGAGGATTTGAAATTGGATTTAGCGGGAGATTCTAGTGAACTATCAGTCTATTCGCGCAAAAATTGAAGCGCCACTCCTTACTGCTTACAACACTCAAGTGCCCCCGGTTCCTGTCTATTTTGACAATGTGACGGCAGTTCCGCCCGATCCGCCAAAGGAATATGTGCGCGTTAATGTAACATTTGGACTCACAACCGAGTCAACTCTTGATGGCTCTCTTGATTACGCCAGGGGAGCCCTAATCGTTCGGTGCTATGCGCCGAAGAGCAACGGCCCGGCAAGATGCCAAGAAATGATAGCTCTTGCAAAGGCTGTCATTGATACCCTGAACTCTAGCAAGAAATCTTCGGATTCAACATACGTTCGCGTTGGGCAAATTACTGGCCCTTCTTTCCCGTATTCAGACGAAGCCCCGCATTTCATCGGCAGAATAGAAGCCGGCTGGCAGGCCTCCGCAAAGTAGGCCGCTACTCTAGGGGCACCGGGCACCGCCCGAAACACTTGCCCTTGGTCCGATGTCTGCAACCGTTCTCACCGGCACGTCCGGCGCCCTGTACTACAAGCCCGCCGGAACGCTTGGCACATTTGCACCAGGCGACGTAAGCACCGCCAACGCCGAATTCACTGTTGAGCCCTACCTGAACTTCAAGATTGGCGATCCGGTTAAGTTTGCTGTTTACAACGTCGCAGGTGGCACTGTCGCCGGCACGCTGCCTGCCGGCATCACGGCTGGCACGACCTACTACGTGATCGCTTACGCCCCCGCAACCGGCATCCTGAAGGTCTCGGCTACCCTAGGCGGATCGAGCGTGACGCTTACGACTGCTGGCACGGCAGTTGCGCCAAACGAGTTCAAGGTTGAATATGCAGATTTCGCGCTCGTTGCTCAGGTTCGTGACTGGACCTTTGAGTTCAGCCGTAGTGAAATCGACGTGACGACCATCGGTCAGACCGCCGGCCAGTACGCGCCATTCCGCAACTACATCACTGGCTTTGCTGATGGCACCGGCAGCACCAACGTCTACATGACGGACGAGGACACTTCTTTTGCTAACCGAATGATTGAGGACGTGCTTCAGCGTCAGCAAGTTGGGGCTTCGTTCAAGCTCTACATTGATCGCGTGACTGTCGGCGGCACGGTCAGCGAAACCAAGTCTCGCTCGATCGCCGTTGAAGCCGTGCTGACCAGCGCGAGCCTCAACATCAACCCGGATGATGCGATTTCGGTTGCCATCAACTTCCGCCCCTCCGGCAGCGTTACGTTCGACCTGAGCCAATCCTGATCCTCGCAAGAGTCAACGGCCCCGCAATAGCGGGGCTTTCTTTTGGGTTTTTTGGCTCTTCAAACCAATCAACTGCAATGGCGAATGTCCTGAGAGGCCAATTTCTTGGATTACAGCTTGAGCGGGATCCATTTACCGCTACTCCATCTGTGTTTGCCTTGGTTGCCTCCTGTGACACGGCATCGAGCAGTGTCTACGGAAGCGTTGACTGGGAGCAGGTGACACACTGATCTGCGGAATCTGGCTAACTGGGGTAGACTGACGAAGACCGCTTTTTTCTTATGAGCGCCCAACCCTCTCCGAACGCCGCCCCCATGAGGGCGATCGACCGCCTGCGCAAGGCGGCGAACTTTGAGCCCATCAAGCAGCGCGTCACTCTTGAAAATGGTGACGAGTTTGTTTTTTATGTTCAGCCACTGACTGCCGCAGAGCGCGAAAAAGCGCAAAAAGACGCAGCCAGTGATAGCGCAAATGACTTTGCGCTTCAGCTGATCTGCCACAAGGCTCTTGACGAAAACGGAGAGCGGCTTTTCAGGCCCGGCGACATTCCCGACATGAAGCGTGAAGTTGAGGATGAAGACATCCAAAAACTGATGATGTGCGTCCTGAAGCCGCGTACCAACGAAAATTGCGATCTCAAAAGAGGTTGAGTCGCAGCTTGAGCTTGATTCTCGCCTTTACTTTCAGCTGGCTCTTGCCGAAGTTTTGCACTGCACTCTGTTTGAGTTAAAGAACAGGGTTACAGAGGAGGAAATGATTCTTTGGCAAGCGTTCTTCGCAGTTAAGGGACGCCGCCAGGAGAGGGAAGTAGAGAGAATCAAGCAAAAAGCCCGTCGCTAGCCGCCCCTGTTGGGGGTGGCTTTTTTCTGCCTAGCTAGACTCCGGGGAGGCAGGAGGCTTTGCGACGTGGCCAGCACACAAGCGACAATTGATCTTATTGTTCGTGGTTCGGCTGCTGTTAATAGGCTGATTTCTGATGTAGGCCAGCTTCAAGGCGCGGTCCAGCGAATCAATAGTCAAACTCTTGACCTCGCGCCACGCGAAGCCAATAGCTCGCAGCTGCGTGGAACTTTTGCAAGAATTAACGAAGAACTTGAAACCAGAACCAAGCTTACCGCCAGCCTAAGGGCAGAGCAGGATCGCCTGGTAGCCGCAGAAAGAAACCAGGGGCGACAGCTTCGAGCAGCCGATCGAATTGAGCGCATTATCGCAGGAAGGAGGGAGCGCGGAGAACTGGCTTCGAGGCAAATCCAAGAAATGGAAAATCGGCTAATAAGAAGCGCAAAGGCGGCGGAAAGATTCAATGGGGAAATTGGCAAAATATCTGGTTCCATCAACAACCTGCAGCAAGATATTGGAGGAGTTCAGCGAAAAATTAGCGAGACAAGCCGCGAAGTATCCAAAACTGCCGGCGGCTTTATTGACGCCAATCAGTTGCTGGCAAGCGCAAATGCCGTAAGGGCTCTCGCCAGGGAGTACACTTCTTTTGGAGATTCGCTTAAAAGGACTAAGGATGAAGTAACCCTAACAACAACCGGAGTCCCTGATCAAATAAAAGACTTCAGGCGCCTTGGCGACGAAATTACTCGCGTTGAGCAATCGCTTGAGGGCTTGAGGAGGGAACTCGCGGGCCTTGGGCAGGTTGAAGCAATCGTGGATATTCCAAGGCCAAGGCCCAGGGCGCTCCAAGAAGGCGAACTGCTCGCCGGCTTGCCGGATATGCTGGCTCAGCAAAGAGCTGCCCAAACTCAGCAAGAAAATGCCTTAAGGCAGCAGAGGAATCAAAGAAGAACCGAGATTGCTCAGCAGATTCAGCAAGAAGAGAACTTGCTGAGAGAGCTTGAGATGCAGACCGCCGCCTCTGGGATGGAGGCTATTGCGCGTCAGGAAAGACTTGGCCAAATGGTAGCCAGCAGAACGCCGGAGAAGAATCCAAGGGTTGGTCTTGGAGTATCGCTTAATCAAATTCAATCACAGGCCGAAGCTCTTGCGCTGGTGGCCAATAACTCGGAAATTGCGAGCAATGAATTTGTCAGGTATACAATCGCCGCTGAAATAGCCTCTATCAAGCTTGCAAGATCGCAGCAGGCCACGTTCGCAGCGCTTGCCGGTGGCTTTTCCGAGGCGATGGACATTCCGGCAGGGCTTGGCGGATTCGCGCCTGGCGGTGGTGGCGCCAGGGAAGTCTCAGGGGCAAGAGCGCAAGTATCAGAACTGATCAATATGATTCCCGAGCTGACTAGGAGCGAGGCGGCTCTAGGGGCTCATATCAGTCTTCTTACGAAGGTTCAGCAGCTGCTTCCGTTCGTGAGCCTTGAATATAGGGCTGTCGAAGATGCCATCAGGGGGCTAAACGAAGAATTGCAGGACGCCGCTGCAATGAAGAACGCCCCCGCTACGAGGCTCGGCAGCCTTGAGCAGTACAGGCAGCAAGAAGCGTTTAGATCCTCTGCAGAGAAAACGCAGCAGCGCAGGCAGAAAGAATCCAATAATATTCTTGATAAATACTCTAAAATTTACTCAGATATTTACGATGCCCAAATTGGCCAAGTTGATAAAACTCGTCTTCTGGAGAATTCAAGTCGAGTTCTTGAGGCTCTTGACGAAGATCGCCTTGAAAGCGCCAAAGCGATAACTCGCGAACTGCAAGATCAACTCGACGCCGCGAAGGGCAGAAGCAAAGCGGAGAGGGAGGCAGCGCGGCGCGGCGGCCCGTCCATGCCGGTAACTGGCCGCTTGGTGACAGGGGGTGCGGTTCCGGGCTCTCCGGCCGCGCAGCGGCAGGGGCGGCGCGGCCCCGCCTTGCCAGTTTCCGGCCGCTTGATTGGCGGCGGGTTTGCGCCTGGTTCGCCGGAGGCGAAGCGCCAGGAGGCCATGAACCAGGCGCGTCTCAAAAACATTATTCGCTCCGGCGAAATAGCAGAGAAAAATTTAATCAAACTGCAGGCACAGGATCCAAGCGAACTTCTCAATAAAGAGCTTGCAAGTCTTCAGGGCAAGCTAGTCGAAGCGCAAAAGACGCTGAACAAAGCCAAGCAAGAAGGGGTCAGCATTAGGAAGGTTGATGTTGACCTTCTTGGCTACGAGATAGCCGCCACTAGCAAGCTAGTGCAGCTTGAGAAAAAAGACGGCGGCACTGCGACTGCGACCGCCAAAAAAGCAAAAGACGGCCCATCTGTAGCGATTGATAATCTCGTAGAGCAGCGCAAGTATCAAAGGCAAATCAACGACGCATACAAAGAGCAAGAAGACCTTATCGACAAAATCAACAAAGCCGGGCTATCTCAAAATCAGGTTGAAAAGCTTTCTATTGGCATTGGCCAAGCCCGAGAAGCACTGCTTGGCAATCAGCTTGAGGAATCGCAGCAAATAACTCGCGAAGTAGAAAAACAGCTGCAACTTGAGAAAGAAATTGAAAATAACAGGCAAAAGCAACGCGCAAAAGGCGTCAACTGGACTACATTTCTTGCTCGCGGCGAAGAGGCTATTGCTGAAAATCGAGACAAGGCCGCAGCTGCTTCCAAGAAGGAAATGGAAGATGCTGCCAATGCTCGCAAAAATCAGTTGACAAAGCTGGAAACGCAGCTCAACAACTATACGATCCTTGAAGGCAAGGGCGTTAAGTTCATGGAAGAAAAAGCGGAGCTGGCTAAGCTTGTTAGCGGGCTCTCCAATAATCAGATAGCCCTAACCAAGCAAGAAACAGAAGCCATTGACGAGCTAATCAAAAAATTCAGGCTTTACTCTGAGCTTAGGGTGAGCCAAGCCAAGACAGCTGGAACATACAAGAGCGGTCCATCCGGCAAAACGCAAGCAGAGATAAACGAAGACAGGAGGGGGAGGCTTTTTGATAGGGCGAGGGCTCAAGAAGACCGTCTTCTCAGGCTTAGCCGCAAGGGCATTGACGTTGCCGACCTGAGAAAAGGTCTTGAAGAGCAAATACTAAATATTCAAAAGCTGCAAGGCAACGCTACCGCTGACAATGTGCGCGAAGCAGCTGAAGCTTTAATGCCGTACAAGAGGGCAATTGATGACCTTGCCAACAGCCTCAGCAAGAGTTCTAAGTCAGGCCCTGGCCTTGAGCAGGCACTGCAAAAACTCAGGGAGGCTCGCGGCTCAAGAGAAGCCTTCCTTGCTGGCGCTTCTCCCGCAGTTGCTATTGACAAAATTGTAAGAGAATTCAACTCCGGCGGGCAAAATGCTGATGATGCCGGCAAGAATATTGCTGAAACTTTTGCAAATAGCCTTGAAGCCGGTACGCCTGCTGCCGCAGCGGCTGCGAAGAAGATGGCGGAAAGCTCCACTGACGCAATAAACAAGGAATTTGGAATCAATAGCCCGTCGCGGTTTATGATTGAGCTTGTTCAAAATCTTGTAAAAACTTACGCCAATCAGCTTTACCTAGCAACTCCAACAATTCAAGAGGCGGCAAGAAAAGCCTTTTCAATTGACGAAGAAACGCTTAAGGGGTTTAGCGGAAAGGCAATAGACGAAAAAACGAGCCAAAGCCTGCTGGATGCCAGCGCAAAGGCCGGCGCTGCCCTTCTAAGCGAAGGCTCTCAAAGAGGCGTGTCAGCAGAGGAAATGGCAGGCTATATTGCGCAAAAGGGAACAATACTTAACCCAGCAAAATTACAGGAATTTCTTGGAGAAAAGTTTTTTAAGGCAGCGGAGGGCCAGCTTTCTGTCGGAAATGTTGGGACAGAGCTTAAGGTAGTCCAAGATATTTACAAACAGTTTTATGGAATAGGCAGGGAAGCCGGAGAGGCCGTCTTTAGCGCACAAGAAATTGAACTGGCTATCAAAAATTTAACAAGTGGCCTTGATATTATTGCGACTCTAGTGCAGGCAAGTGCCGATTTAACGAAAAAATTTGGATCAAGCAAGGCTGGAAGGGGAATGCTTGTTCCTCTTGGCGAAACTGATCCAAGCGTAATGGCGGGGCAGGCCAAGGCTTTTGGCGGGGCTGGATTCGCTGGAATGTCAGAGGCTGAATGGAGTAATTTGTTTACGCGACTTGGCGGCGTACCGGATTTCAATAAACTGTTTACTCAGCAAGAGTTCTATAAAATTAAAAATCAAAAAGCAGACCAAGAGCTGCAAGACAGATTTAAGTCTATTTTTGACGCAGAGACTACATACACTACTGGCTCACGCGCAAAAGCCCCAAGACTGGTAGACATTCGCCAGCCAAATATTTTTTCAACGTTTGTCGAACAAGCCAAGGCTGCCGTCTCTGCTGCTATTCCAAAAACAGCGCAAGAGCAAATTCCAGCTGCCTATGGCACGAGCCCAGAAAGGATGGCGAGGCTGTATGGGAATGCTCGTGGCCAAGGTGCGGGTCGATTTGGAATTTCAGAAGAGCAATGGCTGGCCGGCTTCAAGAAAATTGGCATGGTGCCAGATTTTGAAAAAATGTTTGGCAAAGAGCAATGGAGCCTTGTTGAACAGGGCAATGACATACCAGAAATAGAAAACAAGATTAAATCAATAATCCTCGGCGCCGCGTCAAAGGCTGCCAAGGAGATTATTGCAGGCTCGTCTTCTCTCACTACAATTCCAGGCCAGGCACAAATTGCCGGAGCCGGGGAAATAGTCGCGGAGGACGATAAGCAAAGGCGGCGAATCGAAGAGGCATATCGACGCTCTGCCGAAAGACAGGCCGCGATCATGGCAGAAGACACAGCAATGCGGATTGCTGGGAAAAGCCTTATGCCCGCTCCAGCGGCTCAACCCATGCCAGGGGTTCAGCCAGCTCAGGCAGCGCAACAAATTCAAGAAAAGACAGCTATTAGCGCAGAAGTTAAAAAAGCAATTGATTCCGTCTTTACGGATATTGGCATAGCCGCAAAAAATGGCGTCAAGAAAATACAGGAATCAAAAGTCGGCCAAGCAATTGACTCGATTTCAAGTAACATAGGAACAGCCGCCGATAAAGCCAGCCAAAAGATAAAAAAAACAGAGGCAGGAAAAGTTTTCGACTTTGTTGCAGATAAAACCAAAAAGGGCGCCGACGCTGCTGCGGCCAAAATAAAGCAAATAAAAGCCAAGGAGGCTTTCGACTTTATTGCAAATAAGGTGGACCAGGGCGCTGATGCCTTCCTTGCCAAAATAAAAGGAACGAAGGCCGAGAAAGCCTTCGATTTCTTGTTCGCTCAAATTGATCGAGCGATCGACAAGGCCCAGGGCATGGCGAGCGGCGTTGGCGGCGGTTTCGGCGCTGGTGGCGGCACCCGTCCCCCATCTGGTGGCGGCCCTGGCGGCCCCGGTGGCCCCGGCGGCCAGAAAGACCCGGAGGAGTTTGCCCGGAGGCTTGACGAGGCAACGAAGAAGGGGGCAGAGGCGCTGCTGGGCCTGGAGGAGCTGAGGGATCCCACGAAGGCATCTATCAATGAAATAGAAGCTCTTTCTGCCGTATTGAAAGAATTCAGGGCAGTTCTTGATCCAACCGCGAAGGGCTTTGATCGCCTTGACGACCAGCTTCGCGAGACAATTGCAAAAATTGATCGTGAAGGGCAGGTAAGGGCTCCTGACGCGGGCTTCTTGACGAGATTCACGAGAGATCCTCGCAAGGCAAATGCCATCAGTGAGGGATTGATTGGTGGCGCGTTCCCGCTGCTGTTTGGCCAGGGACTCGGGGCATCGGTTGGCGGCGGCCTTGGCGGCTTTGCTGGTGGTTTTGCTGGTGGCGGCCTTGGCTTTGGTCTGTCCCTGATTGGCACTGCTCTTGGCACTGCATTTGATACTGCTGTTCAAAGCGCCAAGGAGCTTGGCGCCGCTCTTCAGAAACCAGTAGAAAACTTTGACAAACTTGCTGAAAAATCGTTCTTCTCTTCCAGGGGGCAAGAAGAGCTGATTAAAAAAACAATTCAATCTGGCAACGCATCATTTGCTTCTGCCCTGATTCAGCAAGAGGCAATTAAAAAATTTGGCATTAACGGTGTCAAGAATTTGAAATATTTGGAAACTCAGTCCGACAAACTTGGCAGATCATTTGCAGAAGTTGGCATGGGAATTCAGGCATTTATCGCTGGCCCACTCGGATCTTTGCTTGATGAATTGAATAAGTTTATTTTTGAGCCAGCTGTCGTTGCAAATAGGCTAAAGGCGGTCAGAGAAGGGCTTGCTCCTGGGCAGCGGGAAGCTCTTGACAGAGAACTTGTTAGAGCTACCAACTGGCCAAGAAATCGAAGGCCGCCATCAGAAAAGGTGCCGGTAGGACTTTTCGATAATGAGCTAAATGTTTTTATTGATACCATGTCCAGGACTAGCCCAGAAATAATTCGGGAAATTACTGCTAGATTTGAGCGTGCGACGCTGGCGAACATAAAGCCTAGCCAAAAAGAAGTTATTGAAACTGAAATAAATGCCAATAAAAGAGAGCTTGAGCTTAGGGATGTTGGTAAAAATGTTATAGATCAGGCCCGCAACGCGGCCCGCGAACAGCAAGACCTCGATAAGCAAAGATTTGAAATTATTGAGTCTTACGAAGAAAGCATTAGACAGATTCGCAAGCAAATTGAAGACGAAGTTGCCAATCGTCGCTTTGCAATTCTTGAAAAAGAAAACTCATTGCTTGATCTTCAGGCTGAAAACAGAATTAAAGAGTTTGAGCGATTTACAAAAACCTCAATTGAAAAAGCTGGCGCTGGAAAGCCAAAAGAAATAGAAGATATTGCGAAAAGAACAGCAGAGATAGTATCAACATTTCTGACTGAGCAAATTTCCGCCGAAGAGAAAGCAGCAAAAATAAAGCGTGACGCAGCGCTAGAAGCAAAAAGACTTGATTTTGAAGCGTTAAATTTCAAAGTAGAAGTCGAAAAACAGGTTTCAAAGCTTAATGTTGACACTGCAAAACAGGTCAAACAAATTAACGAGCAAACACAAAGAAGAAACGAAGAATACAGCAGCAATAAATTTAAGCTAGAACGAAGAATTGCGGAACTTGAACTTGCTGCAGTCAAAATAGACGTAAACAGAGAAATTGCAGCACTTAAGGAGCTTTTGAAAACAGCTAGACCAGGCGACAAGTCATATTTTGAGCAGCAACTTAAGTTGCAATACATACAGCAAAAAATTGTATCAGAAGGTATTGCCGAAATCAAGAATCTTAAGCCGCCTGCAAATCTAGGGGCAATTGCGCCTGTCGGCGGTGGGGCTATCTCAACCGCAGGCATTGACAGTTTAGTTAAGACACAAAGCGATCAAATTGCCAGGCAAACTGCCGAAGCGCTGAGATCAGTTGAATTTGCCTATGCAAACTCTGCGGAAACTCTTGCCTCGGAAATTGAGAAAATTTCTGCAGAAATTCTCACTCCGTTGGCGGATCTTGGGGTTGCTATACCGCTGGAGAACGCAAAAGCTCTGCCAGTTTCAAATAAAATTACAGAAAATGAACAGCGACGAGCCAGGTATTCACAGCTAATCAACCAAGGCTACAAAGAAAGTATTGCAAATAAAATAATTGAACTTGAGTTTGCAGGAAAGCTTGCGACTGCTCAATACGATGCAGCAATTCAACAGCTAAGGAGTCAAGAATACTATGACGAAGCTCTTAAAACCCAGAGGGCAATTCTTGACGATCGAATTAAAGCATTGCGAATTGAGAGAGGACTTACCGAAACCACGGAGACAAGGAAAAAGCAAATTGACGGAACCATTGCTGGCATAACCAGATACTCGGCCGAGCTGGGCACTGTAATCAGGACAAGCCTGGACAGCCAGGCCGTACTGCTTGAGAAAGCCAAAGCTGGAATACCTGGCGCGATCCAGTCTTTTGCCCCCCAGCTTATTCAAAAAGAGCGTAGAAATGAAATCGAAGATTTCGTCAATCAAGGAATTTCTTCCTTGAATGATCTTGAGGCGACGGCCATCAGGGTATCGCAAGGAATCGGAAACGCTGTTGGGAATTCCTTCGAGCAGCTTGTGACCGGACTTCTTGATGGTACAGCTACTGGCCAAGAAGTATTTGCCGGCTTCCTCAAGAGCGTTGCAGAAATTTTAGCAAAAGAGGCTGTATCCATTATTGCTACATATACCGCAATTGGAATCGCCAGAATCTTTGCCGGACTTAGCGGCGGTGGTAGCACGTTTTTTGATGCCAGTGCGACGCCTATTCAAAGCACCAACTGGGGCGGCAGTGGAGGTGGATTATTCGGAAATCTGGGAACTGACTGGAGCCAAGCGCCATCAATTGGCGGTGTTCAAGGATTCGCCAATGGCGCTGCATTCACCAATTCAATCGTCTCCTCGCCAACCCTCTTTAAGTTTGCCGATGGCGCCTCAATGGAAACTGGGCTCATGGGCGAGGCAGGCCCAGAGGCGATCATGCCCCTTACTAGGGGGCCTGGTGGCCGGCTCGGAGTTGACGCGAGCGGGGCTGGTGGAGGCAGCATCATGGTGAATGTCTCTGTCGATGCCAGCGGGTCTAAGGTTCAGGGCGACGAGGCGCAGGGCGCCCAGCTCGGCCGCGTCATTGGAGCGGCAGTGCAACAAGAGCTGATCAAGCAAAAACGACCCGGAGGACTCCTTGCGTAATGGCCACTTTTCCAAACTACAAGCCGACATACTCGGCCACCAAAAAATCAAACCCAAAAACCCGAACGACCAAGTTCGGGGATGGATATGAGCAAAGGACGGTTTTCGGCTTAAACCAAGATCCAAAGGAATGGTCGCTAACTTTTACCCTGCCAGACAGCGACATAAGGATTATCGAAACATTCCTAGATCAAAGAGCAAATGATTCACAGTCGTTTGACTGGATTCCACCAGACGAAGAATCAACTTCGTACAAATGGAAGTGCGAAGGTGGTTACTCAAAAGAGATGTTTGACGCTGGCGTTAGCAGATTAACGGTAACATTTCAACAGGTATTTGAACCATGACCGTACCAGTCTCAGACCTACAGGCGATTGCACCCAGCGCCATCATTGAGCTGTTTGAGCTTGAGCTAAATACCACGCAGCACGGCGTCGATCAAACATACCGCTTTCACGCAGGCAGTTCGCTCAATGCCAACGGCGAAGTGGTATGGAACGGCAATAGTTACATGCGTTTTCCAATCGAAGCGACGGGGTTTGAATACAGCGGCAACGGTCAACTGCCACGTCCTAAG